GTGACGAGCTTCTGCTGGCGCTGGGGCTTCTGCTCGGTCTGGGTTTTCTGCTCAGCCTTGGCCGTTTCACCTTCAGGCTTAGCGTCCGGGTCTTCCCCGGCGCTCTCCTTCTGGATGCGGTCAAGGAGCATCAAGCTGGCCTCGCGGGCAGCTTCCTCCATGGCTACGGAGTTCTGCTGCTGAGATTCAGCAGATTGTGTGGTTTCGGCCTGCTGGGAAGCGGCCTGCTGGTTTGGGTCTTGGGGGTCTTGGAGTGCGATGTTCATACTACTTTGACTTCAGCCGAGATGAATTCACGGCCATTAACGTCTGCGGCCTGCGCTTCTCGAATGACGTTGACGCACGTCTGCAGAATGGCTGCCTGCTTGATTGAAGCAGCAGCCATTGAATCGAGACCTGCTTTGTCAGACAGCTCATTGGTGCAACGCTGCACCACTGACGCTGCGTTCACTTGGTGAACAGCAATCTCAGCCGAGAGGCATTTGAGGAACAGCTCCGCCTCCGGCTTGAGGAGCCAGTCCATCACCTTGACCTTGGTCTCCGAATCCAGCTTCCTGCGCTCGAACGTCAGCATTGGGGTCCTGTTGCGCCATTCCGATGATCTGGTACAGGCGGGCAATCAACTGGGCTTCCTTGCCCTGCTGGTCTGCAAGACCCTGTATCGCCGCCGCCGTCTGCTGAGCGTTGGCCTTCATCGGATCGACGAGGTTCTGCTTCAGACCAGCCGCCAGCTCATTCATCTTGCCATCGACGATCTGACTGGCCATCTGGGCCAACTGCTGCTGAACCGCTTGCAGTTGCTCCGCTTGCGCCTTCTGAGCCTCCTCAGGTGAAGGTTGAGGTTGTTGAGGCTGAACTCGCAGGCGGAAATCCTTTGGTGCTCCCGAGTACACGAGGATCTGGTTGAACAGATCCATGAGCTGCTGAAGTCCAGCGGCCTGAGCCAGCACCGGGTTGCTGAAGATCGACTGGAACGTCTGAATCATCGTGGCAGCCAGCTTGGTGTCCACGATGCGGTTGGAGCCGTCCCGATCGGACGCAAATCCATCCAGACGCAGGGACTTCTTGTCGCCCTTGATGCCGGACTTGGCCCCAGCCGCAGAGGTCTCGTCTTCAACCGTGAATCCGAGATCCTTGAGAGCGGCCTTGCGCTCGTCATCGAGATCAGCCACTTCGGAGAGCACCTCGTCCGAGGAGTAGGCCATGAACGCCTCGTAGAGCAACTTCTTGCGAGCCTTGACAGCAGAGTCGATGAAGCTGTCGGTGAGCTGGATTCGAGTCGTCGTGTTGGCCGAGATTACCTGAACCTCCTCAGCGGTCTGCTCGTGCGTGGCTGGCGCCCCAACCTCCTGCGAGGAGTATCCAAGCATGCGCTCCATCACATTGATGAGCTGCATCACCGCATTTGCAATGAGCGGCGCGTTCTCAGTCTGATGCAGGTTGACCGGAGTGAAGGCGTCCTTCTCGCTCTGCTGCTGCCAAGAAACCTCGCGGCGGGAGTAGGGGATGAACGTCATCCCGCGATACTTTTTCTCGCCGAGGTTGTTGATCAGGTCGACGTACTTCTGGTCGACGATGTCGGCATTCCAGAAGATCACCCGCTCCAGAGACTGCTTCACCGTGAGCAGGTACTGCGTCAGCAGGTTGCTCATGTGATCTTGGAACGGCAGAAGCTCGAGGGACAAGGAGCTGGGTCGGGCCACTCCGAGGTCGGCGTCGTAGAGGTATGCCACCAGTGGGTTGTAGGCCAGCGGCACAGCGTGGCTGACGGTGTGTGAGCCGGTGTGAATGAAGCGCATCCAGATGGGCTCATCGTGATCGAAGAGTCCCCACTCGGACGGGATCAGCTTCTGGAAGTAGGGAACCACCGTGACACCTTCATCTTGGTGCGACAGCGTGTAACGGAACGCCTCCTTGGTCCGCTCTTGATCGCCGGTCCCCGGGCCGAACATCTGGACCTGCGGGAACTTCAGCATGCATGGGTTCAGCTCACGGTAGAAGTTGTACTTGGTCTCAACCCAGCTTCCGTACCGGAACTGGACGTTCTCAGTGTTCCAGAACCGTTTGTTGTTCTTCACCTCACGGAACCGCATCACATTCCAGTACCCGGCGTACTCGACACCCGTGTCTGAGTTGGCCGTGGATAGGCGGTGGTTGAGGTCCCAGAACATTCGGGACGGATGAGGGATCTCGAAGCGGACACCCTCCTTCGTGATCATCGTCTTCTCTTTTCCGCCATCAAGGTAGGTGCGCTTCTCTTGGTAGAAGTCCTCGGAAGGGAAGTTGAGGCAGACGCCGTACTTCAACATCTGAAGGATCGACTGGCGCTCGTCATCCCGGTAGCCCATCTCCTGCACCATGCGCTGAATCCGGCTGGTGATGATCTCACCACGGAGCCGGTTCTTCATCGTCATCGCGACCGGCTCGTACTTGTAGAGAGGGTAGATATCCCGGTCACCCCAGAGCTTTGCCCAGCGGATCTTCGTGTAGGCCGAGACGAGCGGGATAAAAATGTGGAAGAAGGTAGGCAGGTCCAGCTTCATCACAGGCTTGCCGGACTTGTCGCACGACGCATTCCCGCTGGCATCGCAGGACGGCACCAGCATGTTCGTGAGTCGGCTGGTGAGGCCCATGGTCTTCATCGAGTCGAGAACCTGCTCGCTCGACATACCTCCGGCCAGAAGGCCGTCCACCAAAGTGAACGTGATCTGCCGGTTGGCAGCATCGAAAGCCTGATCGATGGCGTACCAGATTCGCGCATCGTTGAGGTTCCGCTGAATGCCCTCGTCGATGCGGTAGGCGTTCATGTCGATCAGCTGCCGGATCTTTTCATCCGGCTGATCAGCAGTGAACTTCGCCCGAAGTTTTTCTTCGGTGCCGCCGCGTTTCTCGATCAGCTTGAGATCAACCATGATTTGATGGGTTACTTGCCTTTGCCAGAACCCATCATGATCAGGACACCAAGACCCTTCTTGGGCTTGGACATTGACTCATTCGACGCACCAACGCCGGAGTCACCCTTGTCCATCTGCTTGTCGCTGGAGGTCTCGCCTGAGTTGTCAGACGCACCGGAGCTGTCGTACTCGGACTTCTCCATACCATCGTCATCCTTGTCTTCCGTGTCAGCCTCCTCAGAGGAGTCGGTTTCGACATTGGTGATAGCGCCAGTGATCTTCTCGTCGTCCTTCGAGCCAACCTTGAAGGTGACGACCACCTCGGCGGTCTGTCCGGGTTTGAGGTTGTCCAGCTCCTCAGGAAGAGAAGCGCGATCAAGTTCGATAGTGCCCATAGGATTCAACTTTCGATGGAGATTTCGCAGAGGGTGTGCAACATGACAATCGAAAGTCGCACCGACCACTATGAAGGACGCACAAGGCCGGTGGCTTCCTACCCTTTCCCCAAAGGGGTTCGAGGTGTTCAACGATTACCGTCGCTACCTCATGGTCGACGGCCCCCGAAAGTCTGGGAAATCTCTGAGCATCGCGAACAAGGTCGCCCGCCACCTCTTTGAGAACGACAATGCCATAGTTGGCGTCATCACCAAGACGCTGAAGAATGGCAAGGTCGGAGTCTGGGCGGACCTCACTCGAACGGTCCTGCCTCAGTGGATTGATGGGAAGTTTGGCATGAAGTGGACCAAGGAGCCTACGATGGATCCTGCCACCAAGATGTCCTACGCCCGCGTCCGAAATGGATTTGGAGGCGAGTCCGAAGTGCAGCTTCACTCACTTGAGCACATCGAGGAGGTCGAGGCGAAGTTCAAGGGAACTCGGTTCTCGCTCATCTGGCTCTCTGAGGCGGATCAGTTCGACGACCGCATGGTATTCGACGCACTTTCCGACCAGCTGCGTGTTGTTGGAATCCCCTACGAGAACCACCAATTCATCGCGGACCTCAACCCGCCTGAGTCTGGAACCGACCACTGGCTGGCTCCCACTTGGGGAATCCAGAAGGACGGCACCTACACCAATACCGACCCATCCTACGGTCGACTTCAGTTCACCCTCGACGACAACCCGTTTCTCGACCCACGCGAGCGGCAGGATCTCGTCAACAAGTACTC